CTGACATCCAGGCTGAAAAGGAGGCATTGGAAAAGGATAAGGATGCTCCAGTAAAGATGCCGTTTAAGGTACAGGCTACCTATGCCCGTGCTGACATGTGGGTGGATGGTACCAACAACAAAGAAGCCTGGGTAAAGAAACGTAAGTTTGTATGCTGGGCACACGACATCAAGGATGCTCGTGCTATCGTCACTGCATGGATCAAGAAAGATACGCAGACTGAGGTGGGCGCTAACAACCGTGAGACATTGGTCATCGTGGCTGCTAACCCGTTCACCGTCCATACCTACCTCCCTGCTGCTGTCTGCAACGAATATATCACTAACGAAGAACTGAAACTGAAAATCGAAGAAGAAGAATAGTGTGCCCGCTGATTTGGTCAGCGGGTCTTACCTTTGCATTATAAAATTGGAATTATGGCAAACATCTACCTGCGCACATCTAAATACGTCGCTGCTTTCATGCGCTCTGTCGGCGATGGTCAATCGCTACCGATGGCCACACCTATCGAGTTTTCACAATATACTGAGGAATATGTGGTGCTCACCAATGGACTGCGTATTGTGCCTGAAGCACAACAGCATCGTGCCTCTTGTTACTCTCAGTCTTCATGGCAGAACATGCTCCGTGGCCGACTGCCTAACGGTGGCAAACCAATCATCAACCGCAATCCTGACGACTATCTCACCTATGCCGAGATATGTACCCTCGAACGACTGCCAAACAAAACAAAGACGGAGGCTTACGAGTTCCTGTGTATCTCTGTTCCGCGTGAGGTGTTCATCGATGGACGGGTGCAACGTATCAGCAAGTCCTACACGCTCGATACTCGTGCGGCTAACCAACTGCGCCAGATATTGCGTAATAACTTCATCCGCCGTTACATGGACTTCGTGGAAAAAAATGAGATTTTTGCAAAGGCAAAGCATATCGAACGCTCGAATGTAGAAATACTGGAGCGCTTCCTCATGGAATACGACATACCTGTGTCGCACAACCAGAACGAACGCGAGGGCTTGCGTCGTCTGTCCTACCGCTGGAAACAGGAGGCTAAGAGATTGGTCCAGGACCCTACCATCATCGGCAACGATCTCATCACTCGCATCGACAAACACGAGCGCTATGGTGGACTGCCTAAATATGATGATGAGAAATAAGAATTTTCAATGTAAAAAATATCAAAATCATACAACAAAAAATATTAAAAACAACCCTATTTTCGTGTTTTTTATGTTGACAACGTGTCACGTTCTCTTGCAGATGAGTTATAACCCCATAAAAAAGTAAAAGTATGAACGAAAAAAATTGCCGCGAGTCGCGCCTGGATGATATCGTTCGCATCGACATCTATCCGGCATCACAATGTTCTATTCCCATTCCGCCAAACATCAACATTCAGTCGCTGGTGGAAAATAACTTCTTCTCTGGCACACCGGCACTGTCGGTGGCGCTGTCTGTTGCTGACGATAACGAGGCGGAATTATCCGACAACCCGAACCTGAAGGTGACAACGGCTCGCCAACAGGCAGGAACGGTCTATAAGCACGACCTCCAAATCCCGATGAAAAATGACAAAACCCTTGCAGAAAGGGCTGTTGACGCACTACAAGGCCATGACTTCCACTGTGTTTACACTCATGCTGATGGCACAAGGGATATGTCCTACGCATTGCCAAACAGCAGCACTATCGATCTCGACGAACAGCTGTCAGCCAATTCGTCCGTCCTCTTGAAAGTGAAAGTGCTCTCGATGTCTCACCCCGTCACCCTCACTACCTCTTAATATATATATATAATGTATAGGGTGCCCAGCGGTTCGCCCGCTGACTATCCCCGCTCCTACCACCCCGCCCCGCCGTTATCGGTGGGGCTTTTTCGTTCTCGTTCCCCGCACTTTAGTGCTGGGCCTCTCCTCCCTTGTTTCGTTTATTGTTAGGCGATTTTATCGCCGTCCTCCCCTAAAACGCTCATTTCGCCTCGAAAAACACACCCATTCTCATCACACGCATTCAATACCTTTGCCGTAGAATTTAATTCGCAAAAGTATGAATGGACTATTAGAAATCCTGTCAACGAAGAAGTGGATGATCATGCCGGAATACGTGCATGGTTCTCGTACCATGTGGGAACAGAACCTGAATGGTCACGTCGCTTTGGAGTTCGACAAAAAGAAAAAGCCATATGCCATGCAGCTCATCAAGTCTGCCGAGGATGCCGCTCCAGAAATCAAGGAGTACCAGGTGACTGAGCAAGGTAAGGTCGAAAGCCGCTGGTGGATGGAGGACATGGATGCGCCTTTCGTCAATGTCATGCCGGTGGCCGGTCCTATCACCCGCGAGGGTGGTGCCTGCTCCTATGGCTCGATGGATCTGCGCGACTGGCTCATGGAGGCTGCTAATAACGAGTTCTGTAAGGCACATGTCTTTGTTATTAACTCGCCTGGTGGCTCCGCTTGGGCTATCAACGACTTTAAGCAGGCTATCGACTATGCGCACGAACGCGGACAGAAGGTGTATGCTTTCGTCGATGGTCTCTGTGCCTCTGCTGCCATGTACCTGGCTTCTCAGTGTGACGAGGTGTACTACATGCACCCCAAAGACATGTTTGGCTCTATCGGTGTCATGGCTGTGTTCTACACCGAGAAGAACGGCACTACCAACAAGTACACCAATGAGACGTTCCACGAACTTTACGACCCTGAGTCCTACGACAAAAACAAATGGTATCGTGACCTCGCCGATGACCCGAAGAATGATAAGGTGCTCATCGACGAACTGAAGGAGGATGGCGTACAGTTCCGCTCGGACATCCAAAAGGCTTTTCCTGCTGCTAAGGATGAGCATATTCATGGTAAGGTCTTCGAGGCTGAAAAGGTCAAGGGCATCCTCTGCGATGGCCAGATGACACTCGGAGAGGTTATTACCCGTGCTTTCGAGGTAGCCAACGGCACCGCACAGCCTATCGAACGTGTGGCTCCCGTCGCTCCTGAAGATGATGTACCCGAACAGGAACCTGCACCAGCAGCCGAAGCTGCCACCGCTGCCACCGCTGCCACTCCTGCCACGGATGCCACTGCGCTCGGTGGTTCTGCCACCGAGGGAGAAAAGAACAACCCCTTAAACAATGAGAATATGAAACAGTATGAAAAAATTGCCACCGCTTGCGGTGTAACTGAACTGGTAGTGGACGCTGAGGGCGCTCACTTCGTGCCCGACATGCTCGAAGCACTGAACCAGACACTTGAGACTAACGCCACTGAAAAGGCGGATGCTCTGAAACTGATCGAGGGTCTGAAGACACAAGTCAGCCAGGCCGAGACTACTAAGAACGATGCCGTCTCTGCTCGTGAGAAGGAACTGAACGATGCACACGAGCAAGCTGTCAACACGCTCAAAGAGGAGCACACCACTGCACTCAATGCTGAGATTGCTGCTCGCGAGAAGGCTGAAAAGGAGCTGAAGGAGGTTAAGGACCAACTGGCTGCCGCTAACCAGACCATCACCGACCAGAAAGGACAGATTGAGCAACTGACAACGGCTGCTACTGCTGTACCTGCTGGCTCTCCTGCTAACAATGGCCAGGGTGCTGAGGAACATAAGGCCGAGGGTGGTATGCCTGCTTACGACCACACAAAGTCACCTCTGGAGAATGCCCGCATCCGCAAGGAGTACATGGCAAAAATCAATGCGTAAAATTTCAAGTTATTAACCCTTTAAAAAATCAAAGTTATGCCTAACAACAACAACGCACCTGAGTTCATCGGACGTGAGGCTCTGACTCACGTAGCCGAGCAAGTAGGTAAGCAGATCGTTATGGGTCCTGCCTACGAAGATCCTGAGTTGCTCGACCGCCTCGGCATTCAGGTAATTTCTGGCGTTCAGTACAAGAAAACTGACCATCTGCTCGTCCGAAAGGGTGGCACTACCCGTCGTAAGAAGGTGGGTACACCTGTGGAGAACAAGATTGGTTTCTTGAAGGAGCGCACCCTGGTCGCAAAGCTGACTTGGAACCGTTACCGTGACAATATCGACAACTATGTTGAGACTGTCTTTGGTACCGATGGCAAGGCCGGTGGCGACTATCCTCTCTCTACTGTCGCATGTGAGGCCATCCTGAAGTCTTATGCCGAGGATTTGAAGTCTAACCTCTTCTTCGGTAACATGGAGTATGAGGATGATCCTGACGAGGCAAAGCAGAAGCTCTCGCTCTATGACGGTTTCCACACCGACATCGCTCACGACATCGCAGATGGTATCATCAGCGAGACCAACGGCAACCTCATTCCTTGCGACGCTATTGGTGTTCCTACCGACGCTCACGACTCTACTCCTTTCGACACCGTTCTTGAATGGTACACGAAGTGGGACGCTCGCCTGCGCCAGCAGAAGGTAGTGAAGCTCCACTGCGACATCCTGCGTGGTATCTACATCGCACAGGGCTACTCTAACAAGTATCATGGTAACTCTAAGGTGAATTACCTGCCTAACGGTAACTTTACCGTACCTGAGATGCCTCGCGTAGAGTTCTGTCCGTCTGATGCTTGGGGTGTAGGAACTCGCCTCATGGCAACTATTCCTAACAACCTCCAGTATGGAGTTGACTCTGAGAACAACCAGACTTTCGTTAAGGTACAGTTCGGTAGCGACGAGGATGCTCAGGATGTAATCTTCCAGATTCAGTCTATCCAGGGCACTCGTATCTTCAACCCATTGGCTTCTGTCTTCGCTATCAGCGACGGCTCGATTGCTGAGAACGTCATAAATGGTGACTACGAGAACTCTAAGCTCGTGGTAAGCATCGACGGTACGGGTACCGTACAGGTCAACGGAGAGGCTTACGATACTCCTCTGGACTTCGCTCCTAACGCTATCGTAACGCTGAAGGCTGTTCCTGGCGATAACCAGAAGTTTGTCTCTTGGAGCAATGGAAAGACTGACGCTGAGATCTCTATCACAGCAACAGGTATGCCGATGGCTATCACCGCATTCTTCGCTCCTAACGCGTAATCTCCTCTCTCATAGTGCCCAGCCGCTCTCGGCTGGGTACTTATAAACACTAAACGTCAAATATTAAAATTTCAAGATTATGGCTGATACAGTAACATGCCCTAACCTCGACAACTACCTGAACGAGGAAAATTGCCTGGAGAATATCGGTGGTACCTCTGCGGTGGCTTACTACTTCGTGAAGTCTGACCTCCTCACACCACTCAAATTGACGGGTAACACCTACTCTACGCCTACGTTCAAGTCAGGTAAGGGTCTCTATAAGTTCGACCTGAAGGATGAGAGCCAGCAGATCCAAGGCGAAAGCCAGGGTCCTAACGGTGGCTATAACCTCACCTACAATGCTATCATCGAGGCGGTCAATAAGAAGACCTCTGAGCTGTCTCGTGCATTGAACAATCTGAATATCGGTATCATCGTTCCTGATGGCAACACCGGCGACACGCAGATTATGTACGATCCTAACCGCCGCGTAAAGGCTGAACAGGGTGGTATCAAGTCCGACACCGGCGCTGCTACTTCTGATGACCGTCAGACTTCCCTGGAGTTCCACCTCAATGGTGTATTGTATGACAACCTCTATGTCACTGCTCCTGACGATGGTTGGGATTCACTCCTGGCTTCTGCTAATCCTGCTCCTACAAACCCTTAATTATTTAGGGTTTTCACCTCATAAAAAGGTCCTACCGCAATCGGTAGGGCTTTTTTTGCGCCCAACGATTCCCCCGCTGGGTTTTCGTCCCCTCTTTTGTAAGGCGATTGTATCGCCATCCCCTTTTTTTGTCCCACCCTCCAAAAAATTTTCCCCTATTTTTGCATCGTGTTAAGTGTTTAGTATGCTGCTGTGCCACAGCAGCCTAAAAACAAAGGTAGTATGAATACAAAAAATTTCACCCAGATGTCAGCAGAGGAACGCAAGGCGTGGCTCGCTGATTACCAGAACTGGTATGCCGAACACCTGCCGGTCATCGAAAAGGCGGGAAACATTACGTCCGGCATACGTGAACAGATTGAGAAGGGACTGAACCTCATGGCTGCTTTCCCCTTCTGCCGTGCTTTCGTCAATGAGGCGCTGCGCTTCAAAGACTACGCTTCTCGTAAGAAACTCATCCGCCGCTATGCGGATAAGATTACCGCTGACTTGAAGACATCGGTGCCTGCCGTGGATCTCACCGACCCTGCTCTCCTCGCATCGCATGTGGGCCGCCCCACTAAGGAGGAAGCTGCTGCTCGTGCCCTCGCTGCTGAAAAGGAACGCCAGGAACGTGAGGCTGCCGAAGATACGCTTTTCGGTAAAAAGGCGGACATTCCAACTATCGACGCTGCTGCTCCTGAGACAGTGGCTGGCTCTATGGGTGGTGGTACCATGTTGCACCTCGACCAGCTGAAGTGGCTGATGTCACCCGACCTCGCTAATGCTATCGAGACGATTCGCGACTTGCGCACTCGTCAGGAGAATGCGAATGCTACGGCTAAGGCTTTGGCTGTCGCCGGTAAACCTGAACAGGAGGTGGCTCCATATACGGAAGAAGCTATCCGCCTCACTAAACAGGTGGAGGGCATCTATGAGCGTGTTGACAACGAAATGGCCACGGTATATGTGCGTCTGAAGGAGGACACGGCTTTCCGTGCGTCTATCGAGGCTCAGAAGGTGGAAGTCAAGGCACTGCGCTCTACACTGCGCCCCTATTGGGATAAGGTGGAGAACCAGGAGGCTTTCAAGGCTAAGGTTATCGAAATGATTAAGGAGTCTGACCCCGTACAGAAGGAGGCTCGCGAAAAGGCTGAAGCTAAGAAAAAGGCGGTCGATGATATCGTGAAATACCTCCAGCGTAAGGATAAGGATAACACGCCTAAGCGCATCGAGACGATGACGGCTCGCTATCAGGAACTGGTAGAACTGATTGGTGAAGAGGAAGCAAAGGCTTACCTCCCTATTCTCGAAGCTGCCAAAGAGGATTGCGAAAAGAACATCAAACCGAAATTGGAGGCTGAACGTGCTGCTCGCGAGGCTAAGAAAGCCGAAAAGAAAGCAGCTAAAAAGGCTGCAAAAAAGGCTGCCCCCAAAAAGGCTTAGGTCTCTGTTTCGTTAATTGTTAGGCGATTGCATCGCCGTCATAAATAACCACCGTGCCCAGCCGTTCTCGGCTGGGACCTAAAAAAAAACAAATAACAATGAAAAAGAAAAGTCTCATGTCTGCCATGTTAGCAGGCGCTGCCGCCGTCATGGGTGGCCTTATATCGTCACCTGCCGGTCAGCAAGTCATCGAACAGACGGCTCAGGCTAATAGTCCACAAATCGAACAGAAAGCACCTGCACAGCGCTCTGTCAACCAGGGACAGCAGGCTACGTCTCGCACTCCTGCAAAGGTGGTACGCACGTTCGCTAACAATCCTTATGGTCCCTTCGGTACTCACCTCATGGCAGGCAACTATGGCATGTCGCCAAAAGATTATGGCGAATACCTCATGCGTACCGGCAAGGATAAGCAGAACCTCCGCAAGCGTAAGCACTACGCTACCATGCGCTCATAACAACAGTGCCCAGCGGTTCGCCCGCTGGGTTCTGTTCCGTCTGTCTCGTATGTGGCTATGCCATAGCCGCTCTTGTTTCGTTTTTTGTCAGGCGATTATATTGCCGTATCTCCCCTTCTCATCATGTCTAAACCCTCAGAAAAATATTTCGACAAAGTAGAACGCTGGCTGCTGGGTGGCATCACCATCGATAAGATGATTATGTCACCCGATCAGCGTTTCCGTGCGCTCCTCGCCTACGAAGCGTATAAAATATGGCTGCAAGATAAACAGATACGACCAACCGACATCATGCGCCGTATCGCTGCCCGTGAATATCCCGTACTGCTCCAGAAAGCAGCAGCTGGCGACTCCAAAGCCATTGAGTATGTCGATGCAATGAACATACGCCCTGGCATTGCTCGCACACCAACGGAGATATCTAACGACGTGGCGCTCTTCAACCATATCATCGGACGCTTCGACGTGCCAACGGAGAATATCGAGAAGGCAAAGGTACAGGATGCCTCCGACTGGCTCATCCGTGAGGGAATGAAAATGGGCGACCCTCGCAGCGTCAAGTCGGGTGCCGACCTGAAAATGCAACTCAATAACAACTTCCAGGAGAAAGAGAATGCTGTTGATCAGATGCCGGATTCTGAAATCAACATCACAGGCGATGTGTCTGTTGTGAAGCGCGACCGCGTAAACTATACCGACGAGGAGAAAAAGAAGTTTGCTCGTCGTTATGGTCTTACCGACAAACAGGTTGTCGATATGATACAGAACTCGGAGGGAACCTGGCAGATGCCGGATGAACAACCAGAACCTGAACCCGAAAAGGATATCTTCGACGAGAATGGCTAAGAGACGTGACGTTTATATGAACCCGATGCAGCAGCGCATCTATTACTCGAATGCAAGGGATGTGCGACTGCTGGCTGCTCGACGTTTCGGTAAGACGGACGGATCCATAGGACCACGTATATACCGCGTCTCGCAGTCTATGCCTCGTGCTACTAACCTGTGGCTGGGAAACTCCCGCAAACAGCTATACACACGTACCGTACCTGGCACCATTGCGGCCATTGAGCGTTTTTTTAATATTCAGGAGGGACGGCATTTCGGATGGGGAAAACCGCCTCGCTGGGTACAAAAGCCTGTCATCACGCCTAAGACATGGGATAACGTCATCTGGTTCGCCAATGGCACTATCTGGCAACTTATATCACTCGCCGTCACCGGCTCTGCCAACTCTATCACGGCTAACAGCATCGTGGCGGATGAGTGTAAGTTTATGTCTAAGGCTAAGATCGACGGCGAAATCATGCCGGCACTGTCTGGTATCGTGCATCCACTCGGCGACCCGTCATTTTCTGATGCTAACCCGCTATTCAAATCTACTTTCTTCGCCTCTGATGCTTCGCTCACAGCAAAGGGTAACTGGTTGGAGAAGGAGGAGGAAAAACTGGATATGCACCCTGAGTCGGGACGCTTCGCAGATAAGACGTACCGCGAGATACAGCAGCTGCTCACTGATTATGCGGAAAGGGTTATGTGGGCTAACGAACTGCTCCGTAACGCCAAACGCGATGGCTGTGTGCCTATCCTACTGCCTGCCGAACAAATTGCGGCTATCCAGGCAAAGGCAAACATGATGATTAACCATGAGGGGCCTTTCAAAATCCTGCCTAACTACGGAAAACGTATCAATAAGGCCATGCTCGACATGGCGGTCAACTATAAACTAATCTCTCCTGATGAAGCGGAACTGCTGTTTTGTCATAAGTATCTCATTACGCCGGAACAGGACTTCGACATGATGATGATATCGGAGTCTAAACCGTACCAGCGACATATCCGTGAATTGCAGTGCAACGCTTTCTGCTTCTGGAGGGCTTCCTCACTTGACAATATAGATATCCTTGGCGATTCGTATATCGCTCGCATGGCGCGTGACCTGCCGCCGGTGGTCTTTGCCATATCTATTCTGAATAAAAAGGTACAGAAGTCTAACGATGGCTTCTACTCTAACCTCGACATCGAGAATGTGCATGGCTATATTCCTGACGATTGCCCTGCCATCGACAACTCTTTCACCAAGAAAAAGGCTTCTACGGTGCTCGGTGGTTCTGCCACCGAGGAGGAATACGAGACTCCTGACTTCTACGGACTGGGAAACCTGAAGGACTGCACACTCGATGGTGACGTGATGGATGCACTGCCGCTGTATATCGCACTCGACTACAATGCCAACATCAACTGGGTAGTCACAGGACAGCTTTACAAACGCGACAACCAGGAATGTCTCAACGTGCTTTCGTCGATGTACGTGAAGTATGAACGTAAGTTGCGTGAACTGATGGCTGACTGGCATCATTATTACAAACCTCACATGAAGAAAAATAAAGAGGTAGTGTTTTTCTACGATGCAACAGCTAAATTCCGTGGCTATGCACTCGAAGGGGCTGAGGACTTCAAGGATGTGGTAATCTCCGAATTGACAAACTACGGTTGGAACGTCCGTGCTATTGATATGGGTGCGCCGGTGGAACATCAACAGAAATATAAAGATATCAACGAGTCTCTGGCAGGGGCTATCTATCCGGCTATCCGCATCAACCGTGAGAATAACGAGGCGCTGATTGTCGCTCTTACCACTGCCGAGGTACAGATGTCCTATCGTGGCTTCCGCAAATGGAAAGCTGGTGAAAAACTGTCTGAGAGTGAAGATGACTCGGTACGTCTCGAATACCGTACCGATGGCACGGACGCTTTCGACTCGCTATACATCGGCTGCCGCTACCACCTCGCAAACATGTCCGGCATGTGCCTCCCACTCCCCGAATAATCAACATGCCCCGCCGATTTCGGTGGGGCTTTTTGTCCCGCACTCGTCACCCCGTCTTCGTATCTTTGTGCAAAAATAAATTTTTTCGATATGACTGAACTGCAATTTTCCTATTCCCACCCGAAATTTGTCTCAGACCAATTTACGGGTAAAAACACCATCGCAGTCGCCTACGCTAAGGAGGACTATTACGTGGTAAGTATCGATGAGCTGCAAGATAATGGCTCATGGCTTCGTAAAGACTCGTTCTTCACCTACAAGGAGGCTTCTTACGACTTCACCAAGGCCGAGGAGGGTAAGACTTATCGCCTCGCTGTATTCAAGAAACCGGCAACGGCTTCTGTCACACCTATCGAGGATGGTGGTGGTGGCGAACCCATAGATGAGAGTAAGGTACGCGAGATCATCGACGACACAGTATCGGAGGCGGGTAAGTCGGGACAGGCGGCTGACGTGAACCTCACGGCTATAGCCGGACTGGTGGCCACTCAGGTACAGGCGGCTATCGCAGAACTGCTGGCAAAGATTATCGCACTGGGTGCTGCTATCTCCTATGAGGGACAGGTGGAGGATTTTGCTCACCTGCCTGCTTCTGGCATGAAGAAGGGACACATGTATAATGTGGTGGCTGAGAATGGCAAAATTCCTGCTGGCACGAACTACGTGTGGAACGGCACCATTTGGGACCCGATGGTAGGACAGATAGACCTCACTCCATTCCTGAAATCTACGGATGCTGCCAATACATACGTGCCGCTGACGGCAACAACGACTAACAATGGTGCTGATGTAACTCGCCTGCTGGCTATCAACGCTCAGGGTAAGGCTATCTCTATCAATCCGTCGGTTATCGTCGATTACGTCATCAAGTCGCTTGCTGAATACGACATCCTCGCTTTGCCTAAATAGCACTATGCCCAGCGGTTTTCCGCTGGGTAATAATAGTCTCGTATGCTGCGATATGATCGCAGCCCTAAAAGAAAAGATATGAAACAACTCCAAAACTCACAACCGTTTGCGGTCTCGACGACTTTCCGCCCACTGAACACGGCGATGAAAATCGTCATTCTGGGTGGCATGTCGTCACTCCAGTTCTATAGACAGACCACACAGGAGTGGCTGCCGGATCATTCCATTGCGCCGGTCATCGATGCGCATGGCCAACAGACG